GTCAAGAGCTTGGTGTTTCACAATAAACAACCCAATCCTTATGGACCACCCAGACTTCACTTGGTTGGATCAACGTATTCAATACGTTGTCTACCAGGTAGAGAAAGGTGAGCATGGGACCATGCACCTCCAGGGATATCTTGTGATGGAGAAAGTGACCCGTATCAAAGGCATAAAGGCCATTAACGGGATGGCCCACTGGGAGACCCGCAAGGGTAACCACAAGCAAGCCCGTGATTACTGCGTAAAAAAAGACAAAACATACGTTGCGGGACCGTGGGAATTCGGCAATAAACCGAATCAGAAAAAGAGGAACGACATTGAGCAGGCAGTGGCTGATATCAAAAAAAACAACAGCTGGCCTGAAATGATCGATAACCATCCCAAGTTGATGGTGCGATGCACGCGCGGAATGCTGTTCGTTAAGCAAGCCCTAGCTGAGCCACGTGACCACAAGACGGAGGTGTATTGGTACCACGGCGCGACCGGGACAGGTAAATCCAAGAAAGTTCACGAGGATTACCCCGATGCTTATTGGAAGGACATGTCCAACGGGAAGTGGTGGGACGGATACGAAGGTCACGAAACGGTGGTGTTTGACGATATGCGGAAAGACACCTTCAAGTTCCATGAGCTCCTTCGGATTTTTGACCGCTATCCCCTGCGGGTTGAGGTCAAGGGCGGTTTCACCGAGTTTCGCGCGTTGAAGATTTACGTGACGTCGTGTTACTCGTGGCATGAGATGTACGAGACCCGCGAGGACTTGGGTCAGCTTGCTAGACGCATTACCGAGACAGTCCACTTCAATGAACCACTCGTGGTCCCTGCGGGTGAAGTGGAGCAAACCTAATACTTACGGTGTGGTTTGTGGTTCGCGATTTACGAACCATGAAAAAGTGAACAAAAGTAAAGTGAACAGAAGTGGCGGGGGGTAATACTGGGCCCCCGCTTTGGGAGTCGCTTCGCTCCTCCCCCACTTCTTGTTTATCCAATAGACCATCTCTGTGCGGTCAATAATGGGGCCCGAAGGAGTATTTCATACTCCTTCCCCCATTTTGACCTATGCTTGTTTTAAACGATATTTGTACTCCATGATGTCTGCGACGCAAGTCAGTTCCCCTGCGTGGCAAGTCAGTTCGTTGCCGTGAATGTTTTTTAATTAATTATTGAGTGCACAGAATAACAATTTTACAAAATTAAACATCATGCCAAGCATACTTGGTATAACCAGACACCTCAACAATAGCACCGGTGCTGGTATCATTGTCGCCGCGGGCGCACCACATTACAAAATAAGTAGCATGACTACAAGTAGCATTATTAGCGTCACCATTATACTGGATGCGTTTATTCAAAGGCACGTATTTGGTGATGTATTTGGAAGAGGCACGGTTGCCCTGGGCCTCTAGTTTGATGGTCTTGGACCAAAGGATCCTGATCTCCTTGTTGAACTTGGTGTTCCAAGGGAGGAGAATGGCCTGCATTTCCTTGAGGGTCTTGGCAGCGGCCACGGTGTAGGTAGTCTCTCCAGAGGGAGCTCTAAGAAGCTTGGTGGTAGAAACATTGGGAGAGCCAACCGTTTGTTCGGGATAAGACACCAAGGCCATCCGAACATAGACAGCGCTGCTGTTGGTATTGTTATTGAGGTTCAGCTTGATAGAGAACCCCTTACCAAAGATTTGGTTGCCGTCGCGCTGGGCCTCGGAAATGCCTTCGGCCACGCTGTTGAGGTAGTGCTGCAGGAAGCCACCAAGGGTGCTGACTCCGGTCTCATTCAAGAGGACGGAATGGTACTTCATTTCCGAACGGAACTCATAAGACAGCATGCTACCAGTACGTACACGGCGTACAGTACGTCGAGGGCGGCGGCGAGCTCGAAAGCAACGCGTCGCACGGCTGCGTTTAACCGGCCGACGAGAACGAGAAGTTCGACAAGAACGTTTTGGCATATTTGCATAAATTGGGGAGTTTTAAGATGATTGTTTGTTAGTGTATGATTGAATAATGATAGAAGACTTCGCAGGGGAGAACATTTGTTTACAACCAAGAGAAACGTTCCGGGAACACTCTTGGCCGCATCCCAACCGCATCCCCATTTTTTCAAAAAAAAACTCAGAACTTAAAAACAAAAAATCAATCAACAAACCAAACAACATGTCAAGAGCTTGGTGTTTCACAATAAACAACCCAATCCTTATGGACCACCCAGACTTCACTTGGTTGGATCAACGTATTCAATACGTTGTCTACCAGGT